GTCTAAACTATCAACACGTTGGTATATTGATAATGGAGTTTGTTTGTGCGTAGGTCATCATACTTTTAGTTCGGGATTTTCAGCACATAAAACACCTACCGAGTTTACAGAATGGGTTATTGAAAAAAGAGGGCGTGAATGGTATGAAGGTTTAAGAACTATTGCAAACAAAACAATGAAACTACATTTACACGAAAAGCAAGAATTATTAAATTTTTTATTAAAAGAGATACAGATATTAAAATAATTTATTACATTTGCAACAGTTAAGGTTTGTGCGAACCAATTTAAATTAACTACTCATTTAACCCAAACCCAAAGGTACGCACATACTGGAGGGCTTGGGTTTTTTATTTAAAAAAAATACATGGAACGAATTTACCACCCATACGATAAGTGGGAAGATTACAAAGCTGGTTTTTACGATAACATTACAGGTAAAGACAAAGATAAACTAATAAAAAAAGTTATCGAATTATTCTCTAATCCTGAGTTAACTAAAGTTTACATGATGAAAGTAATTGATGAATGGAATTATTCATGTGAACATAATCTAACTAATTATTCAATGAATAGAATAGCTTACATAGGTCAAGCAGCTTGTTGTTTGTACTCAAAAGTTCCATGCTATATTACAATGAATGCTTGGAATAAAGTAGATTATAATTTAAGAAATGAAGCAGATAAAATAGCTAACTTAATAATTAAACAATGGGAAAAAAAGCACAAATTAAATCATACATTAAAATATGGGAGAAAAGAGGGTATCCAAATGGAATTCCCGATGAAGTTCCTTATGAGTTAGAGAGCCTTGATAGTGTTCCTTCATATAAAAAAATATGTATTGCTTTAATGAAAAATGAAAATAATTTAGAAGTATTAGGATTTTCAAGAAAAAAAACAATTACTTACAGCGAACTAAAAAGAATTGAAATAGAACAAAGAGGAACAACAAAACAATTAAAACTAAATTTATGAATGTACTTGAAGCAACAAATAAAAGATTAGAAATAATTTTTAGAGATTTTGAAAATGTATTAGTAGCATTTTCATGTGGTAAAGATAGCGGTGTTATGCTATCACTAACTTATAAGTATGCAAAAGAAAATAATTTATTACATAAACTATCTTTTTATTATGAAGATTATGAAGCTGGTTATAGACATACAGATGAATATGCAGATAGGGTATTTGCTGAATTAAATGATGTTAAAGCAAGGTACTGGCTTTGCTTACCAATCTCAGCGGCTTGTTCTGTTAGTATGTATGAGCCAAGATGGATACCTTGGGACAAAGACAAAAAAGATATTTGGGTACGTGATATGCCTAATTATGATTATGTTATTAATGAAGATAATTGCCCTTATGAATTTACAAAAGGAACAAAAGGATTTGATGCACGTATTCAATTCAGTACATGGTATGGAGATACGTTTGGTAAAACCGCTGTATTGATTGGAATTAGAGCAGAAGAAAGTTTAACACGTAGGGGAATATTCACATCTCAGCATAGAAAGCACATGCACAAAGGTTTGAACTATTCAAAGATTGTAGATAAAAACACAATTAACTTTTATCCAATTTATGACTGGCAAACAGAAGATATTTGGAGATGTAACAATAAGTTTGAATTTGATTATAATAAAATTTATGATTTGTATTATCAAGCAGGTTTAACAATTGACCAAATGCGTGTTGCAAGTCCATTCCATTTAAGCGGTCAAGAGAATTTAAAACTGTACAAAGTTATTGACCCAAACAATTGGGGTAAAATGGTTGGTAGGGTTAATGGGTGTAACTTTGGTGGTATCTATGGCGGTACTTCTGCAATGGGTTGGAGAAAAATAAGTAAGCCTAATCATTTTACATGGAAACAATATGCTGAATTCTTATTGGATACATTACCTGAGGCAACAAAAAAAAAGTTTAATCATCATTTAGGTAGGTTTATGGAATCATGGAAAGTAAAAGGTTATGGTCGTAATCCAAGAGTAATAAAGCAAATAGAACAGCATGGTGTTCAAATAGAAAAAACAGGAAACATAAGTAAGCTATGCAAGAAAAAAGATACTTATGAAATTATAAAAATTGTAGGTGATTGGCCAGACGAAATTAATATAGAAAATTCAACTCCATTTAGACATTGCCCAAATTGGAAAGCAGTTTGTATAACTATAATGAAAAATGATTTTGGATTAACTTACATGAGTTGTTCACGTTCTCAGGATAAAAACATACTCAAACAAAAAAGCATGAATAAATTTAAAAAATTACAAGACTTAAAAAAAATAACTAAAAACAAATAACAATGGAAACAGAAAACAAACAATTTAAAAGTCCAGTTTATAACGTGTTAAGAATACACGTTGATAAAATTAGGGCAAATGCTTACAATCCAAACGCAGTAGCACCACCCGAAATGAAGCTATTAGAGATGTCAATTTGGGAAGATGGTTACACTATGCCAGTAGTAGCTTATTACATTCCTGAAGATGATGTTTATGAGATTGTCGATGGTTATCATAGATTTACTACATTAAAAATGAGTAAAAGAATATTTGAACGTGAGGAAGGATATTTACCACTTGTAGTTATTGAAAAGGATTTAAGTAATCGTATGGCTTCAACTATTCGACATAATAGAGCGAGAGGTTCACATTCAATTGATTTAATGAGCCACATAGTTTCTGAATTAGTTGATAGTGGTATGAGTGATAATTGGATATTAAGGCATATTGGTATGGATAAAGATGAACTATTAAGGTTAAAACAAGTAACTGGATTAGCAGCTTTATTTAAAGACCAAGAATTTAGCCAAGCATGGGAGGACAAAGGAAATGATTAACCTACCATCAAAAGATAAAAACGGGAATAGCTTTTTAAGTTATTCCCAAATATCTCTTTTTCTTAAAGATAAAGAAGAATATAAAAACAGATACATAATAAGAGAGCCATTTAAATCAAACGCTTATATTGATTTTGGATTAAAAGTTGATGATGCTTTGGTTAAAAATGATTTTTCTTTATTCACTAAATCAGAAGTAAATACTTTAAGTAAAGTAACTCGATTAGATTTATTTCAAAAGAAGATAATAATTAATTTTGAAGGTTTTTATATTATTGGATTTATTGATAGTTGCAGCAATGATTTTAAAGAACTAATTGATTATAAAACTGGCGGTAAAAATAAAGAAAATGAATACAAAAAAGATGAATACAATCAGTTAAATTATTATGCTATTGGAATACATCAAGAAGTAGGTTATTATCCTGAAAAGTTAAGCGTTGAATTTATAAGAAGGGAAGGTAATTTATACAGGGGTGAAAGATTAAAAGTATCTAATGACGAACCTATAAAAATAGACTTTAAAGTTGATGAAAAATACTTAGTAGAACTTTATAATGAAACTATTAATATAGCTAATGAAATACAAACTTTTTATTTAGAGATAAAAAAGAACATCAAAGATTAGTTTAATTAAAAAATATTTACTATTTTTGTATCAAATACTACCACCATGATAACATTTAAAATATACCCTCTTTTATTCTCGATGCCTGTGGTAGGGCTAAGGAATAATTGGGGGTTCTTTTTTTATGGCACGTAATCAAAACCACTCCAAAACATTTCACCTTTATGTGAGATTATTTTTAAACGAAAAGAAGTTTTACCCATCAGCGAGATTATGCTGGAACAACTTTAAAAAGAAGTACGAAATAGTTTATTATTTTACTATGCCTTCAACTTTTGAAAAGGCTGGTTATACTATCTTAGATAGTGTTAAACCGAATTACTTTATATTACAAAACAATTTAACAGCGTATTAATATGGCAAAAGACCCAGCAGTTTTATTTTATACCTCTGATTTCTTAACAGGAACTTTAACAATGACTAATGAGCAAAAGGGTAAGTATATTACTTTACTTTGCTTACAACATCAAAAAGGCGTATTAAGTGAAAAAGATATGTTAAGCATATGTTTATCATATGATGAAGATGTATTCACTAAATTTAAAAAAGAAGGCGAAAATTATTATAATGAAAGGATGAAATTAGAACACGAAAAACGTTCTTCTTATAGTAAATCTCGTTCCAATAATCGTTTAAAAGGATTGGTAACAAAGGAAAAGAAACCAAAAAAGAAACCTTCATCATATGTTAATCATATGGAAAATGTAAATGAAAATGTAATTATAGATTATTTTATAAGTAATGGTTATAGTAAAGAATTAGCTCAAAAATTTTATTTACATTACCAGCCTGATTGGAAAGATTCAAATGGTAAGGTAGTAAAGGATTGGAAAAAGAAAGCTAAAGTTGTTTGGTTTAAGGAAGAAAACAAGCAAGTGTTAAAATACAACGCATCAGACCCACGAACATTTAGAAACTAATGAACTATTCAGATTACGGGATAATAATTCCCAACGGAAAATATACGGGACAGGTTTACACTACCTGCCCAAAATGCTCAGCTACTCGCAAAAAGAAAACAGACAAATGTTTAGGTATCAATTTAGATATGCAAATTTGGAATTGTAGCCATTGCGAGTGGAAAGGTCGATTGCCTAAAGAAATATTTATTGAAGAAAAGGTTTATGTTAAGCCAATATGGAAAAACAAAACCGAACTTTCAGATAAATGTATTAAATGGTTTGAAGGCAGGGGAGTTAATCAACAAACTTTAATTGATTGGAAAATTAGTGAGGGTTTGGAGTGGATGCCACAAACAGGTAAAGAAGAAAATACAATTCAATTTAATTATTTTGATGAAAACAACGAACTTTGCAACGTAAAATTTAGAGATGGTAGAAAGGGCTTTAAATTATTTAAGGATGCTAAGCTAATCTTTTATGGCTTAAATACGTTTAAATTTGATTTAGAAGCGTTTTTATGTGAAGGCGAGATAGATTGCCTATCTATTTATCAAAGCGGCTTTAAAAACGTTTTAAGCGTTCCAAACGGGGCAAATATAAAAACAAACAATTTAGAGTACTTTGATAGGGTTGCTCATAAATTTGCTGAAACTCCATTAATTTACTTATGCTTTGATAACGATAACGCTGGTCGAAGGTTGTTAGATGAATTTGCAGACCGATTAGGTAAAGAACGTTGCAATATAGTTACTTTCAAAGATTGTAAAGATGCAAACGAATGTTTACAAAAGTACGGAATACAGGGAATAATCGAATCTATTTCAGAGGCTAAAGAGTTTCCTTTAGAGGGTGTATTTACTATTGAAGATATGGTATATGAAATATCCGATATGTACGAAAATGGATTAGAAAAAGGGGTAAACATTGGGCATCAAACATTTGATAAGTGCTTAACTTTTGTTAAAGGTTACATTACAACAGTAACGGGAATACCTGGTCATGGTAAGAGTGAGTTTGTAGATGAAATAGTACTACGTTTAAACATTAATCATGGGTGGAGATGTGCTTTTTACTCACCCGAAAACAAACCTACTAAATTACATTTCAGCAAGTTAGCAAGAAAGATAATAGGTAAAAGCTGGGATAGTGGCTTCCAAGACAGAATGACTTATTTAGAAGTTCAAATGGTGCAAAAAGCACTAAACAATAATATTTGGTTTGTTAAACCTGAAAAGGATTTCTCACTTGAAAGCATATTAGAACACGTTAAACAATTAAAGTTAAAGCATGGTATCGAATGTTTTGTTATTGATGCTTGGAATAAGTTAGAGCATAAATACGGGATATCTGAAACAAAGTACATAGGTGAGAGTTTAGATAAGTTGGCTAACTTTTGCGAACTTTACAACGTGCATTGCTTTTTAGTTGCTCACCCTCGTAAAATAGCAAAAGATAAACAATCAGGCAAATATGAAATTCCAACTTTATACGATGTGGCAGGTTCGGCTAACTTCTTTAATAAATCAGATAATGGAATAAGTGTTTACAGAGATGAAGAAAATAAAACATGGATTCACATTCAAAAGGTTAAGTTTTCACATTGGGGACAAATAGGACATTCAACATTCACTTATCATAAACCTAGCGGAAGGTACATTGAAGATGGTAGCTTTTATCATGCTGGTAGTTGGGTAAGTTTAGCAAGT